GGAGCTTCCATAGCTATTGCACAGGATACACCTTCAGGTGGTCTTCCTAGCTTCCCAGCATCTCCAATAACAGCAGATCTCGGTGGTACAACTGGCGAGCTTATACTTCTTGGTCCTGATAATAGTGGTAACCCAATTGGTGTTCCAACTACTCAGTTACTAGGAAATGCTGCTGCTCATAGTTCTCTGACTGCATCTAGTTCATTATTTGCTCAAGGTGCATCTGATACAACTACTGGCGACGTTCCATTCTGGACATCTGTAACATCTACTATCGAAAGAGCAGATGCTGCAAATTCCATGATGTACAAAGTAACAGCCGACACAACTTTTAAAGTTTATAATGTCGATGCTATTACTGGTACAACAGTTAGTGGTGATGGTGTATTTATCTCAGCTGACGATTCAACTGCTGGTAGAGCAGCTTACATCGTTTGTAGAGTTAACTACTTACGTCCAGCAACAGCTGTATCTTGGGATGATGTTTCTTCCTTTGTGGACTTTGCTTCACAAGTTGGTGGAACAGATTCATAATCTATATTTTTATAGTTTAGTGAAAGGCGAGTCTTATGGCTCGCTTTTTCATTGTCAAGAAAAATTTATTGAGTTAAGCTATTTAAAGAAGAACTTTTAAAAATTATGTTGTATCAACACAAAATTACAGGAGGGATAGTAGAAAAGATATCTCAACATGGAGAAGGAGTTTCGATGGTAATTAATGCCAATGATGAAACTGAATATGTAAATGATGAAGATTTAATTCCATGTGTGGCTGCTACAGGTGAAAAAATAAAAACAGAAGAAAGATTAAAAGCGGAATTAAATGCAACTGGAGATAGAGAAGCAAAAGTATCTAATAGAGAAACTTTCCCTGTAGATGCTAGGTTAAATATAAATACAGCAGGTGCAAGACAGATAGCAGATGCCTTGCCAGGAGTAGGATTAAAGACTGCAAGAGATATAAAAGATTTACAAACTACACTTTCTGGAGAAAGATTTACAAAGTTAGAACAGTTAAGAGGTATTAAACGTATAGATTGGGATGAAATATTTAAAGAAAACTTAGTGAGAGTAGACTAGAAACAGGTAAATTTTACTTGTTTGAATGAAGCTCGATACCTTTATACAATCAAAAGTGCGTTGGCATTTAGGTTATAACATAACTTCAATTCCAGCTGGTGACCAAGCCAGATTAGAAGAAGCATTAAATAATGTTCAGGATTCTTTTTGGGTTAGCAAAATTATTGAGCAGATTGGTCGTTGTGATGAAGCAGAAAAAAGAACTGATATGACTGGAAGTATAAATAATGATACTGTTCCAAGAAATAGAATA